ACTAAAAAAAATACTACTAAAAAAAATAAAAAAAAATAAAAAAAAATAAAAAAAAATAATAATAAAAAATAATATAAATAAGTATTCAAATAGTTATTTATAGTATAAATAAATGTACGCGTCATATAATAAGAATGATTTAAAAGAATTATATCAAAAACATAGAGTGAACAAAACAAAATTATTTATTGCCAATATAACGTCGTTTATAAAAACTTCTGTAATAAATAGTGCTACTATAGGAAAAACAAGTTTCAATTATATAACAAGTTATCCGGAGCACGTTTTTACGGATGATAAAATTGTTGCCGAAATAAAAAATCAGTTACACGATATATTTAGTGATATGAAAATAAATGTTTATAATTTTACAGATGAAGACGAACAAAAGTTAAAGTTAGTATGCGAAATTGATTGGGAATAATTATATTTTTGTATTTTTTATAACTGTCGTAACATACTTCATTATATCACCAAGAAAAGTAGTAGTTAAAATAAATACCCCAGCAGTAAAGGCTATTTTTCGGTCTAACTCGTTAAATTCAACGTGAATACGCAACGGGTTAAACCTCCAAATTAGGAATAAACAAACATATATTCTTACATAATAATCGAGACTATTAAGAAACTTCGGTGCCGAATCATAGAGCCCTAAAAATGATAATATTACTAATATATATGATATTATAACAAATAAAGTAAATAATTTTAATTGTATGTCATTAAGTGTGCGTTTAATCCTCATTTATATATACAATCAATAAATAAATTGCGTAAAGCAAAAACAATATTTTTATAATGTGGTATATAATTATGTTTATCTTTAATTTTGAAACTTATATAATAGTTTATAACCTTTCATCATAAATATAATAATTATTTTTATTTTTTAACAAAAATAATCATTACAAATTATAATTATATTTTTTTAATTTTCTTAAAATTCCAAATCAATTAATTCTATTGTTTCTTCAACACTAGTAAGAGTGCTTTCGTCATCATAAAAATTCAACGTTCTTGCGCTAGGGTCATCAGTATTAGTGTACTTTGGCATCCATAAATATGGTATTATACTAGTACAATTTGGATAAAAATCATCAAATATTTTTCTATAATAATATTTTTCTGTTTCTATATTTGCTGTAAAATTATAAGAAGAAGTTTCACTTAACTTATTCGCAATTTTTTCTTGAAGTATTGTGTATAAAGAACGTCCCTTAGTACTTACACCATCACTAAATGCTTCTTTTTTTCTAAACAAAATCGCGTCAGGTAAAATATTATATCCTCTAGAATCAGTATAGTCGCTAAAACTCTCTCGTAAAAGATGTTTTTCTATGTGTTTTAAATTGTTATGGTTTCTAAAATATGGAGGAATAGACAAAACATAATTAGCGAAATTTCTGTCTAAAAATGGTGTGCGTGGTTCAAGTCCATTCGAAGAAATTGACTTATCTGAACGCAGTACATCAAATAGATAAATATCTTTTAATAGTCGTCTCGTTTCACGATCAAATTCAATATCATCAGGACATTTATTCATATATAAATATCCGCCAAACAATTCATCAGAACCATCACCATTAAAAATTACTTTCGCTTGTGAATGTTTAGCGATGTATTTTCCTAGCAAATAGTTACCAATGCTTGCTCTAACTGTCGTCGTATCATAACTTTCTATAGCTTTTATAACTTCAGGTATAGCATTAAACATATCGTCTTCTGTAACAATAACTTCTGTATGATAAGAATTTATCCATTTAGACATAATTCTCGCATATTTAAGATCTTCAGAGTTTTCTAAGCCAATACTATAAGTTTCAAGAACCTTGTTATCCATATTAACGCGATAAAAATCCGCTACTAGTGCGGCTATTAGACTACTATCTAAGCCTCCAGATAACAAACAAGCTATAGGTCTTTCTGTAGTGATACATCTTTTATTTACAGCACATATTAGATACTGTGATACTCCCGCATAAAATTCATCAAATAACATTACAATACTGTTAAAAGAAACCCTGTTATAAGGAAATGATGGAGTAAAATAAGTAATATTTTCATTGTGAGGTTCCCAAGTTGAATTTACTACATTTGATAAACAGAAAACACTATAGGTTCCTGGTTTAAACTGTTCTACAGTGTATTGAGGAATATTTAAATTATAAAATTTTTCTAAGCACTTCAATTCGGAAGCAAAACCATACATATTATAATTTTTAATGTAATTATGTTTCAAATAATATAAGGGTCTTACTCCAAAAGGGTCCCTCGCGACATACACATTATTAGTTATATTTTCCTGTATGCGATTATCATATAACACAAACGAGAATACACCATCTAACATAATAAGAGTTTGTTCGATACCATATTTTAAATATAAATGAATAATAACTTCACAATCTGAACCCGTTTCAGGTTCTACATCCATATATTTATACAATTGTTTATAATTATAAATTTCTCCATTACAAATTAATATGACATCATTAATAACTAACGGCTGATTGGATTCTTCATTTAGTCCATTAATAGCCAACCTATGAAATCCTAGTGTCATTTTTATATACTTTGTTTCTAATTTAGAAAATTCTGGTCCTCTTTCTTTGCCCTTCATAAATTCATTATAAATTATATCATTATTTGGCAAATTGTTGCTAAAAATATGACTGTTTAGGAGAGCAAAAATACCACACATATTTATATTTATTATAATTACATAAAAATCTTTATGCTCTTTAATTATAATATATATTTTTATAGTATAATATTTTAATAGTATAAATATATATAATGTCAAACGGATATTGTAAAAATGAGATAAGTAATTCAAAAATACACGAAGAAACAAATAAAAGAATATATGACAGAAATATTCCATCAAAAATGTTACAACCTTATTTAGATGTAAGGCCGGTAATGACAAAATATTCATATTTTCCTATTGTAGATCCTAGAAAACAAATAAATTACAATTTGAAAAAACAACCAACATATAACGTGCATAATACTTTTAATCCAGGAAATACTCAGTCTCCTTGGTCTGGATTTGCTTCAAATATAAATACCGAATCAGAGTTAAGAAACCAAATATATGCTCTTCAAAAATGTAGCCAATCTGTGTATGTACCAAATAGTAGTAGTGACTTATATGAATATGGATTTCGCACGAGGGTGCAACCAAATCCACACGACCTGTTATTTCAAAATGAAACATTTCCAAGTTTCGATCCTAATCCTAATAAAGAAATAATAGGAACAAATATATTTATGAATTCAACTAGACTCCAATTAAAGGATATGACGAGACAAGATTGTTGAAAGTTAAATAAGTCAAAATGGGTTCGCTAACTTTAGAAAAATGCATAAAAAAAAACATCATACAAAAAAAAGAAAAATATCTATAATTTATATGAAGACGGTAACTAAAAAAAAGAGAATGACAAAATCATACAATTTAAATAAATACCGCATCTCAAACACAAATAAAAAATACAATAAAAAAGGAGGTATATTCAACAACAGTAACAATGATAATAAAAAGACAAAAAAAGTAAATTGTAGTCCAAAACCAAGTGATGAAAAAAATAATTATAGTTGTTACACGAATAAATCGTTAATTAAATTAAGAGATATGTGGAATGCTAGACACCCAGATTCAAAAATAAACGTAAGTTCTCCAAAAGAAATACATCGTATTTTAAGTGAAAAGTTAATAGGCTCGTGTAATAAAGAATCGTGTTGGTTAAAACAAAAAGCTGATTTTGGTAACGTAAGTAATGAACTCGTAGAATCATTCGCACCCTTATCGCCTCAAGAATGGAAAAAAAACCCAAATGAATGGCTATCAAGTGAAGATATAATAAAAGTAATGAAACAATACGAAAAAGCATATAAATGTTTTGACTTTATAGGTCCAACTCCTATAGATTTTGACAAAAGAAAGTTATATGGTGAATGTGTTTGGGATGAATTATGTAATTTTGATTTAAAACAACAAATACGGGATGGAAAAACAAAAATAGGAATAATATTTAATACCGATACTCACGACAAACCAGGACAACACTGGATATCTATGTTTATTAACATAAAAAAGAAAAATATATTCTTTTTTGATAGCACAGGAGAAAAACAACCAAAAGAAATTACAACTTTTGTAAAAAGGATAACACAACAGGGATTAAATTTAAAGCCAAAAATAAATTTTAAATATGACAGTAACGAAGGTATAGAACACCAATATGGTAATACTGAGTGTGGCGTGTATTCATTATATTTTATAGTTCATATGTTAGAAGACAAAACAACAGAACACTACTTAAAAACACATATATTAAAAGATGAGTATATAAATAAATTCAGACATATATATTTTAATGAGTCACTA